TCGGTCAAACATAAAGGAGAATTTAAGTAAATTCTGATCCATGCCAGAATTCCAGCCTCCCTCCCCAAAATCCCACCCATACGCGCCCTCAAGCCAAGGACTTTGTTGTTGTGCCATAAATAATACTACCTCTTATTTGGATGGTGCTGAAGGTCTAAACTCTATCTTTGGGAAGTTTGCATGTTCGGGCCAATCCCTCAATGCCTTTCTATACTCCCTCCACTGAGATACTGTACCTACCGCTTTTTTATCAGAATCTTGAACCTTGTTTAACTCAGTATCGCTAAGAGCTAACTCAGAATCTCTCCACCAACGCTCCTCCCTCGCTGCCGTTAAATTAGTGTCGTACACCTCTTTAACTAATACAAGATTGCCACTATCGGTAATGGATATGCTCCCTCCTGCCATAATGCCGGAAATTAGAACTTCGTACTCCTCCCAACTCAGCTCGATAGAGTCATCTGGTATACTTGTCTTATGGATGGCTTTAGAATAAAATCCCTTCGCTGTGGGGGAATAGAACATAGAATCTTTCATAAATTAATACCCGAGCGCTATAAAATTCGCCGTACCTGTGTAAGCTACCCAAGCAGAAGATCCAGCGAAGGCTTGCTTAATAGTAAGTAAGTTAAACCCTGTTGTTGTCACATCCTTATATTCAGACACCTCTACATCACTAGTAGCCGACCCATCTGGGTTAGTTAACACAACCAGAGTTGCTGTGGGAAACGCAATAGGGAAAACAACAGGTGTTGTGGAGTCAACAAAAGCGACCCGACCCCATTGAAGTATCAAGCCTCCTGGCAACTTTTGAAATCCGCTTGTAGCTAGATTCTGATTACCTCCCTTAAATGCCTCAGCCAACCGTAAAGGTGTAAGTAGGGTAGTATTACTAGTCCAAGCCTGTGCCTGTGCAGTAGATGCAACAGTTGTCTTAGCATCAACTTCAGCTTTAGTATAAGTCTGTGCTTGAGAATACACACTGAGGTTTGTACGAGCCGTTGCAGTATTTGTCAGATCAGCGAGGTTATGAGTCTTAGCCAGATAAAGGCCATCAGCTTCAGTTTTGGTATAGAAATCACCAGCAGAAGCAAATGCAATAATCCAATAGACATTACCCACATCAAGTTCTGGGTCTTGATTGGTGTGTGTCTGGATACAACGGTAGATAGTACCGTTAGTTGATCCTTGAACATAACTCTTGTCTTCTTGGTATTCTGTAGTAGCATCCCAAACAGCAATACCATGTTGGTTGATATGTGCAAGAGCTGTATCTTGACGGTTATCTAAATAGTTAAACCATTGGCGAGGAGGAATCTCAACTTGCCAACCAGTTGCATACTTAGTGTCGCCAGGGTTTAGAACATCGCCACCAGAAGCCCATGTAAGGCTCAGGTTGGTGGGTTTCAGGATTTGGGCCATGTATTTATTCCTTAGAAATTAATTTGTATTCTTTACTAAATTCTTCAAAAGCTTTCTGTTTGTCGTAAGACAACTCACCTAAGCAATAAGGCATTGTATTATTGCGTCTAGTAACAAGACCTTTAAGAGTAACCATCTTCCCTTTGACTTTACCCTTAACCCAGCGTGTAAGCTGCCTACAAGCCTCTGTGTGCTTGTTTTGGTTGATAAGGGATAGTAGGGTACTACTCTTGACGTTACCGATACCCAGATTGAACGTGAAGTCTGTAAGAGCCTCACGTTGCCACTCAGATTTGTAGGGAACTTTTACAACAGAATCTAATTGCTTCTGATGCTTCTTCCAGTCTTTTGCAAACATATCCATACATTGTTCAATGGTGAATGTTTGACCAAGTTTGAGAGACTTATCCATGTGACCAACACAGACAGTGGGAAGGCCAACGGGATCAAGGTATACCCTTTGTTCAAGACCTTCAGCAGGGAGTGTCAAATCATACGCAAGGAAAGCTGATGTACTTGTAAGCCCAGTGGCGAAGAACGCAGCAATCAGCTTCTTTTTAATATCGCTCATACACCACCTTAAAATAGAGAAGCAAATTGTCCACCCCCAGCTTGGGAGAAGTCAGAATCACCATATCCAAGACCATATCCTATCCCCCAGCCAAAGGTTCCTGTAAATTCACCAAAACCTAGAGCGCCTGTTGTGCCTTGAAAGCCAAAGTAGTTGCCAGCAAGGAACCAGCCAAAGTTAATTCTTACACCAACTGTTTTAGGGATAAGGCGAGAGGGATATCCTTGACTTGTTGAAACATAATTCAATAATACTTGCTCAAAAGCTGACAACTCCCTACCAAACAATATAGTGTATTCAGCATTACCTTCAGAGATAATTGCTGTAGTCTCTGTGCCAAACAGAAAGTTAACAAAGGCGAGGAATTCTTCTGGTGTAGATGCTGTCCTGTTTTTAAGAATCTTAGCTTTGATAAACAAACGATATGTCTCATCATCTAGCAGAACATTACCGCCAAGAGGAGTACCAAAGTCATAGAATCTAGAACCAATAACAGGTTGTCCAAAATCACCAAAAGTATCTGCTTTGAGGGCACCTTGGAAACCAAAGAAATCAAATAGGTCAGCAGAGATAAGTTCCCTAGGCTGACCTACAATCTCTCCAATAATATCAAGTGTCGCACCAGTAGCTTCATCAATACTGCGCTTCTGAATGAGGTCTTTGAAGACTTGCTGAATACTTTCTTGTTGGTCAATCAGGAGCTGGAGGTACTTGTCGAATACTGTGTTGTCTTTACTAAACTGCTCTGTTTTTCTGCTTCTAGCTTCTTCAAGGTATTGAGCTTCTGTGAAGGGTACTACAGCCATTTGCAAGTCCCCCTTAAGATACTGTGATATTTATATTGATTGATTCAAATGAGCTGATATCCGCAAAATCAATCACGATGTTGGACGTGCCTACTGGGCTAGGTGCAGTTCCAATAAACAAACTATCAATCTGATGACCTGGGATTGTGTTAATAGGAGTAAACATACGGCTGTAAATTACATCCTTACCAACACCAAAGTTCTCAGAAGCGTAGGCTTGAATGGCAGCTCTGATTTGATCAGCACCATCGCTAGGGAATTGCACAGGAGCTTCAGAGTTAAGACTTAGCACCATATCAACATAGATTGTTACAGGAGTAGGTCTTTCAAACCCAATGTTGTGGAGAAACCCTTGACTATCTGTAATTGGAACAACTGTATTACCTTGACTTGCGATTCCCATTGGTTTATTCTGCCAGATAGTTTCAGCAATAATCTGACTAGAGCCGCCAAGAACTACAGGAAGAAAGCTGTGAGGAAGAACACCATTAGAGTCTGTAATATCAGTATCATTCTCATAAATAGCTAGCTCCTCTACACCATCTACGTTAAGTAGGGCAGAATATAGGCTATCAAGAATGTTAGAGCTGCGCTCAAGTTTGGTATTACGAAAACGTAGACGAAGTTCTTCATCAGTTTCTACAAGTCTACCGGGAGAAGCTGCTAATGGGTTTGTGACACTATCCCAACCAAGTACAGGAGTTACAATCTCAGTGATGGTATTAGCATCTTGATTAATGACGCCAACTTCTACAGCAACCAGTTGACCAATCTTCTTAACTTTAGTGATTGCCAGATTAGAACTAGTTGAGAATGTGCTTGCTTGAAACACATCAGCCATATCCACTACAAGAGTGTCACCAACTAAGGAAGCTGAAAGCAGTGGATGAGATGAATCAATAATAGATTTGATGCCAGTGACAATCTCGTTAGCTGTAGCAGCTCCAGAGGACGTGTAGCTGATCGTATTGCTGCCAGTGATACCAGCGGTATAGGTGAGTGTGTAAAGCGTTGTGTTAGCCACTACAGAGACTGTCAGAGTAATGCCAGCAGACTGTGATGGAGATAGTGCAACGCTACCACTAACTGTGAATTCATTATTATCAGCAGAACGTACTACACTTCCACCAGCAATCAGTGTACCATTATCCCCAGCAAACAAAGCTGTAGCTGTGCTAGCAGAAGCTGGGAAGCGAGCAATACCGCCATACTGTACGAGGTTGTCTAGAGAGATGCCTGTCGCTGAGTTTGGGTCAAAAGCACTCCAGCACTGCTGAGCAACTTCCCAAAGGTCTGCGTCACCGGGAGCATCTAGAGCAATCAATCGGCCAAGTGCTGTGCTTGTGCTTGTAT